CTGTCATCGGTAAACGTAGAAATACTGATCAAACTATCCTCTAGAGATGTTTCGTTCAAGTCAGCCATAGTGGTTGCACGATTTGCGAGTGTACCACCTCCGCCTAGCGGGTGATCAGTAGCAACTAAAGCTTTACCATCACCACCAGCCGTACTAAACGCATTGTTTAAAACAGCAGCAGCTTTGATTTGCTTAGTGTTTGCCATAGATCTTGCTAAAGCTTTAGTGTATCTAGCTCCAAGTCTGTCATACAAGTTATCCTCAACAGCTTCTTCAGTTAAAGCAAATGCTAAAGCAACTGTTTCGTGAGTATACCTAGAAGTATAACCTTCGTTAGCAGTATCAAATCTGACACCTGCTCCTTCAGCTTTTACTTCGGCATTACCAAAGCCCACGATTAAAGTTTCTTCTTCAAAAGCTCTATCAGAAGTTTCTGTATCGAAAATTTCTGCATGTTCAGCCTCGTACCTTGAATACTCCATACCGAACAATGCATTTAAACCAGGCTCTAATTCTTTCGCTAGTTGCGCTCTATTAATTGCCATTATTAAACTCCAGTTTTGTCTCGATAGAAGTGTTCATTAATTGTAACAATAGCATTCACATTAGCAGAACCAAGTTCGTTATTACTTGGATCGCCAGAGAATCCCATGATTCTTAGCTGTGCAGATGTAGCAGCCGTAGTAGCAGATACTTCTACTGCTGACATACCAGTTTTGGTAGAGCCAGAAGTATAAGAAATGTCTGCATTTAGACCGACATCAGTTTGAGCTAAAGAACCAGCACATTGTACTTCAAATACAGCGTCAGGATCATCTTCAACGAATGCTACGATATCAGACGAGCTTGTTCCATCAGGAAAATGAGATGAAAACACAGTTTCACCATCAGAATTAGTGAATTTACATCCTCTAAATATTCCTAATATTTCATCACCAGCTGCAGCTACTAAAATAGTACCAGCATTGGTCATTTTTACAGGATCGCCTGAAAAGATATTTCCAGATGCACCAGTTGCAATTGAATATTCAGTTACTCCGCCATTAGCGACACCAGAACCCAATTTACCCACAAGGCGCAATCCGAAAGCAGCATCTTTATTAGCCATAATATGTCACCTATATCATAAAAGATAAATTTAAGCGGTAGAGATTAATCTCTTTTACCGCCACCAAAAGTTACGCTTGATTTTCTCTCTGGTCTTAAGATCGGAGAGCTTGGGTCAGATTCCTTCATGAGATCATTGTCAACCGCATCTTGTTGCGTTTGGGCACGTTGTTCAAAATAGGCATTCCTTTCGTCACGTGTCTCATTTGGTATCTTAGCCAATAATAAACCTCCAACAGAAACAACACCAGCGTGCTTACCATCGTCAAGCGTGGGAATTTCAAAATCTCCTAGCTCTTCGGCTCTAACAAGGTCGAAACCTTCTCTTAACCTAGCTGTGACATTCTTCTTATCTTCCTGTCCAACGATTTCAGCCCTAATCCACCTGTATTCATATCCTTCAGGTGCGGGTGGTGTCTCCAACATTGATGGAGGTTGCCAAGGTTTGCGAGCAACTTTCTTAGCTCGGGTGTCTGCAGAACGTGAAGTTCTGTTTTGTAATTCTTTTTCTTTAGTCATATTAACCTCTTTTAACGTATTTTGCATATTCTTTTAACGGAACATTTAATCTTTTTGCCATAACAACTTCAGACGGACTTAACCTAATCTGTCGTTTTCCTCTTGGCGCAGAGTCTGCCCTTACAGCAGAAGCTACTTTTTGTTGAGGTTTTTTGACATCTGTTTCTTGCACATCAAACTTATGTGGAAACTCTTCCCGCATCTGTTTATCTATTTCTTCATAAAAAGAATCAGACGAAGGATCTTTCCCACTCTCTACAAGCTCTCTGTTAATTTTAAATGCTGCAAAAGTCATGGTCTCGTCCTCTCCAAACCAAGTGTTATTTTCTGCCCAAGCTTCCGCTTTAGGTTCAGGTTTTGGTGTTGGAGCTGGAGTAGTTTGCTCTGGCTCTACAACATTTTGTAAATTTTGTTTTGATTGCTGAACGTTATTTTGCTGTACCGCAATATCAGCAATTATTCTTTGTGCTTTTGCTGCTTTTTCATAATCCCCACTTTGCAAAGCATCCGCTAAAGCAGCATTTGCTTGTACTTCTTGTGCTTCTAAAGTAGAGGTTTTTGCCTCTAAATAATTTGCATCAGAACTTGCAGCTTTTTGTCTTAATATTTTGAGTTCTTTATCTTTTTCAGCAGCGTAAGAATAAGCTGACTCTGAAGCTCTTTCTGCTTCCCTTAATTTTTTTGTGAGTTTATTTATTCTTTTTTGAACATTTTCAGAATAGTTTTGAAGCTCCTCTTCAGGTTCTTCTTTAGCTTCTACTTCTTCTGATTCAGTTTCTTCTGCTACTTCTTCTGGTTGCTCTTCAGTTAGCTCACTAACATCTTCAGTAGGTTCTTCTTGAACCTCTAAATCTATCAACTCGCCTTCTTCTGTAGCACTTTCAACTTCTGTAGTCATTGCATTATCAGTCATAGTTACTCCTAAACGGCTATTATATCTTCAGGATCTAATATGGTTGCGATCACTTCATCATCGTTAATAATTCTGCATTCCGCATCGTCACCAAGCTTGAATCTTGCTCCCGCATATCTACCAATTAAAACCCATTGTTTTTCTTCACACCAAGGTTCAGAAAATCTTGAAGCATCCTTATAGCAGTCTGGCCCCATCTTCACTACATAGCCAACTACAGTAGCTAGACTTTCTCTATCTACAGTTTGTTGAACTAGATGTATACCACCCTCTGAAACACCCTTACCTTTATAGGGTAAGATAAGAATCCTCCAACCTGTTGGTTGTGGCATTCTTTCTAAGAGGGATTTATTTAAAAGCTCTGGATCTAAAACTCTTTTTTCAGCGTCTACATAAGCTGATTCTTGTTCTTTTTCTTTTTCTTCAGCGATATGATTAGGAACTAATACCTTTGTCATCTTCGATTTTTACCATTTTGTTTAGCAACTCATTTAAATCACTTTCTACATCGGCTAGTGAGTTGATTCTGCCACGTAGAAACTCATATTCTTGCATATCTTTAACGCCATTTAAAAGCACACTAGATATGTCTTCTTTTCGTTGTGCTAGTCTATTTTTAAGTTTTTCAACTAAGACAACAAAATCCATTAATAAATACCAGAAAACTTAGTTCCAAACTCTGCAATACCTGCTCCTTTTGACTTGCCTTTACCCATGCCAGGTTTGGCAGCGGTGTTAGCATCAAAAGTTTCTTGTTTGGCAAAAGGAACACTACCCTTGTTAGAGTATGAGTTTACTTTTTTTACCGTTGGTGTTTTCTGACTTTTTACGTCTGTTCTTTTAATCATGTCGCTATTTTAAAACCATTTAGAAGAAAAACACAACACTATTTCTTTCTGGATCTTCTTATGGATTCTTTACCCGCTTTGAAAATTGCAGCTACTGCTTTTTTACCCATAACTTTTGCTCTCTGTTCTCCTACCGTCAGTATCTGTATTTTTCTTGCAAATGGTTTTTTTATTTTTTTTACTTTAGCTACAGTATTTCTAGCATCTGTAGGTGTAGCAAATTTAATACTAACGGTATCTTTTGGATTTTCATCTGTATAAAGTCTTCTACCGCTTCCTTTAGGTTTTTTACCTGTGCCTTTTTTTGGATCTCTAGCCATAATTACCTACCTTGTCCTCTATACCTTTTGAATTGTTTTTTATGGTGTTTATTTCTAGGGACTGTATTAGAACTTCTACCGTTGCCTTGAGATGTATGTTTAGTTTTTCTACGATTAGGGTCAACCGTTGTAACTTCTCTTTTTTTCGCCATTAATTTTTTTGTTGAAAAAGTTCTTTCTGTTGTGCAAGTCTTCGTAAGGCAGTTTCGTTTTTCATCTCTTGTATATCTTCGGAAGTATTTATTCTCTCTCTATCTATCATGTCTTGTCGTAGAGCCTCCTCTTTTCTTCTTTCTTGATCCGCTAAGAATTGTCTGTTCTCTTGCGTTAGCTCTTGACCTTTTAAAGCTAATTCTTGTTTTCTAATAGTTACAAGTGGATCTTCATCAGAAGGAGAAGCAACTTTAGCTGTATACTCAGTTACAAGTTCAGCAAGTATTGGAGATGAGAATTGTGCCAAAATATCGCCCGCTTGCATTTGTATTTCTACAGCTTCTGCTTCGGTAGCATTTTCTAATTGTGCAACCAATTGATCATATTGTGCTTTGATCTCTGGTGGCATTTGTTGCTCTGCAATTATCTCAGCCTTAAATTGTAAATGCTGCATAATGTGTGCGTGTATGGTCGCTTGAACTTCCGCATTAGATTGAACAGGTTGTGTGTTCAAAAGACTCATGTGTATTGCGATATGTGCATCATGGTTTTGTTGTTTAAAAGCTTGTGCAGGTTGTGCCATTATTAACATGGTATTTTCCATACCTGCTTCCATAGGCATAGGGTCATTTGGAGGCGGTGGTACAAGTAATTGATCTATATTATCCACACCTATAGCAGCGTACATTCTTCTATAAGATTCGTATACACCAGTAGCCCCATGTATCTCTGGATTAGATGCGACCAATTGCATCATTTCTTGAGCCATAGATATTCTTTGTGATGTACTAAAAATGTCAGGGTTTGATACAGGAATAATATCTATTCGTTGATCAAAATCAGTAGCTTTTATTTGTGTATTTGGACCTACTTGATATGGATATTCTGAAGGTAAAAAATCCTGAAATATTTTAGCCAACATTTTAAATTCTTTCTTTTGTGCAGAGTGCAATCTTTTATGTATGGCTGAAATAACTTTGGTAGATCTTTCTAGTAAAGCTAAAGTAGTGCCAACAGGAGCTTGTGGATTACCTTGTCCTACGTTAATTTCTGCAATAGATGCAAACTGTTTACCCGCATCGACAAGTGTTCCTAACAAAGCATACAAAGTTTGGCTTGGTTCTTTAAATGGCAACGGTTGTATTGCTTCTTTCAAAGTGCCTCCGGGCGCATCTACATCTCTAAACTCTCCAGGCTGTATTGGTGTGTCTTCATCTCTAATCCTAATACCCCTAGTTTTGAAGCCGCTTGGTAAATTAGATAATGTGCCTGCATCTATAAGTTGTCTAAGTATGGAGGTTGACGCTTTAGATAGCCCACCGATCATGTGCGTCAACCCAAAACCGTAAAAGCCTAGACCAGGTAAAAATTTAAAATGCACAAAGTAATCTATTTTTTGTTTTAAAGGATCTTGTTCATCAAAGTTTCTTCTAATTGATAAAATTTTATTTGAATAGGTATCTATGGTAACTATGTATGGCAACTTCAAACCTGTTGCTTCATCATCATCATTCTTATCTTCGTAGCCTTCTAGATCTAAATTACAATGCACTTCATATAAAACAGATATTTCGCTATCTCCATAACTATCTTGTATACCTGTTAATTCTTCTATTTCTTCTTTTACTTCTGAACTTTCATCATCATCTGAACCTGTTAGATCAATGTCCATATAAAATCCTGACATTTGTAATTTTTTAACTTCGTTCTCAGGCATCTTAATTACATTAGTAATTCTTGGGCAAGTCTCCAAATCAGTAGTGTAATAAGGAACAATTAAATCTTCAGGAGCTATAAATTTAGATACAGCCCTACCTAAAGTTTCATCGTAATAGACTTTTTTAAAAGCTGATCCAGCCAAAGGTAGATAAAATAGTAGCTGATCTAATTCTTCATCAAACTCTTCCATAACATGTATGACTTGATAATTCATAAAGTCTTGAACTCTTTGTGCTTGCTCTTCAACAGCAGAGTCATACATACCAATAACTTGAGTTTTTACAGGTCCACCAGCAGGCAATAATTCTTTGTAAGCTTGAGCCTGAAAATTAGTAACAGCTTCTCCTAATAGTGGATGAATTACACCTGATGCTCCTTGAAACGGTTCTGATCTTTCGTCATCAAACTTCATACCTAAGTATTTAAGACCATCTACGTATGTGCTTTCCCAATCTTGTCTAGATGATTTATCTTTGTTAATACCATCAATAAGATCGTTTGCAATCCTATTTAGAATATCTTCATCAAGACTTTCTGCTAAGTTAGAATCGAATGATGTATCAGGTACAAAAGTATCTTCTGGCGATAAGACTGCACTACCATCTTCTTGCATTTCAAAGTCGCCTTTGACCTCTGCTATCGCTTCTTGAACTGTTACAAAATCCTGTTCATCCTCATTCAAAGTTGGGTTTACAGGAGTGGGTATGTTTGTATTTTCTATAGCCATTATTTACCGCTTGGTGTTTTAAACTTTCTTTCAAACTCTTTTAAATCAGCTTTTGATCTATTTAAATTGTTAAGTAATTCTCTTTCCTGTTTTGGTAAATCTTTGAAAGGCACATCTTTTTTCTTTCTCATCTCAGCGTAAACATTTTTTTCAGCTTTAGCTAAATCTTTTTTAGCTTGCATGATTTGTTGTTCTGTTTTTTTAGCTTGCGCAGGATTTGCTCTAGACTTAGCTATATTCTGCCTAACTAGCTTTGCTATCATTTGTATTATTCTTAAAGCTGGTTGTATCATTAGTGTACCACCCTATCCTCTGTTTCAAAAAAACTACCAAAACCAAAAAAATCTACTAACTCTCCGATCAGCTCTACATTACAATGCTTCGCCGTAAGATTAGCCTCTTCTAAGGATTCAGCTATTATGTAAGGTCCATTGTATACTTTTCCTTCTCTTTCGTATTGTGTTATGTAAATTATCATCAGTAGTAAACTCTTCTTATCGGAGCTCTTTCTTCGTCTGAATAATCATCGTGTAGAGATACTAAACCTCCTTCACGAAATCTCATAAGAGCTTGAGTCATGGTATCACACAAATCATCATTTGCCCCAAAAGGAAAAGATGCACACTCTTCTATCATGTCTTCTGCAAACTCTCTCTGCGGAGCATACACCAAACCTGATTCAAATATAGGAGCTACAGAGTGCATTCTTGTAGTTTTATCATGCCCTCTTGTTGGAGAATAATTAACAACAGGTATACCTAATCTACGCAGTTCATGCGTTAGTGGTGTACCTGAAGCTTTTGCTTCAATCAATACCATATCAGGATCCCAATACTGATACTCTTCATAAGCCATACGTTTTAGTTCAGGAAAATCCCACCTACCTTTTTGTGCGTCTAGCAGTATTAATGATTCAGGAGAATCAACAGTTGGTTTAAAAACCCCCCAAGTAGATATAGCTGAATAGTCGGCAGTTGTCTTTTTTGAATAAGCAGTATCGTAAGATTGTATTATGTAACTTACTGCTGGCAGATCGTCATGCTCCCACTTATTCCACCAGTCTCTTTTGATTATAGATCCTTCTTCTGCTGTCGGAGTTTGCATCCATTGTGCATTCCACTTCATGCCTGGTAGGGATGCTTTTATTTTTTCAAGTTCATCTAATTGCCAAAAGCTAGGCCAGAGAGGTTTACCTGACGGCATAATCGCAGGGAACTCTATTACTTCCCATTGATCTGCTCTTGGTTCTTTTTGTGCGTCTATCAAGCGTTGTGTTAAATCAATAGAACTCCACCTAGTCATGACTAA